GGCAGGCACAGGTGCAGTAGGAACCGGAGTACCAGAATCAGAGTCAACACCATCAGGAGTAGCAGGCACAGGTGCTGTTGAAGGATTCGGAATATCTGGAAACGGTGTCCTTCAAGTATTAGTGACAGGTGTTGCTGGTGTCGGTGCAACAGGAACAACAGGCTCTGAAGTTGCTGAATCTGAAATAAGTGAAACAGGACTTGGTGGAACAGGTAACATTGGAGCTGTAAACATCCAAGTGGATTACGGATGGGGTGAAGGAACTTGGAGCGAAGACGTTTGGGGTGAATGATGAATTATACGACACTCGTTGCTAACATACAAAATTTTATGGAAGATGATTCAACAGAACTCCAAAACTCTATTGATCAAATCATCAGCCAAGCAGAAGATATGATATTTCAACGTCTTCCCAGCCTACCTTGCTTCAGACAAACAACATCAGCAACGATGGTTGTGGGGACAGCAGACTACACAGTTGCTGACGCCAGAATGATACGTCAAGTTTCTTTTACGAACTCTGGCAACGAGACTTATTTAGATCACAGGATTGATTCCTATCTTAGGGATTATTGGCCAAACTCCTCAACAACAGGAACGCCAAGAATATACGCAACTAAAAATGCAACAACTTCCGGCACAGTCATAACGATCGCGCCAACACCAGACTCTACATACAGCTACACAGTTGATTACATTGCACCAGAGACAGGTTTGTCTTCTGGCAATGCTAACTCTTGGATAGGTGATCATGCAGAGAATGTCCTTTTGTCTGCTTGTTTATATGAAACTTCTGCTTTCCTAAAAGCTGGAGAAACACTAAACTTGTATAAACAGCAGTTTGATGAGGCTGTCCAGCTATTCCAGCAAGAGATGGCTAGAAACTATAGTGCTGAGTATAACGGAGGCATATAATGGCTATCACTCAAGCAATGTGTACCAGTTTCAAGGAAGACTTGTTCCAGAAAGAACAGGATCTTGATTCTGATACTATCAAAATCGCTCTCTACACTTCTTCCGCATCTTTGGATGCAGCTACAACAGCTTACACCACATCAGGTGAAGTTGCGAGTGGTGGTGGATACACAACAGGGGGAGAGACTTTAACAGGAGCAACTATCGGCACATCAGGAACAACAGCTTATGTTGACTTTGATGATCCTGAATGGACTTCTGCTTCTTTCACTTGCGCAGGTGCTCTGATTTATAATGACACGACCGCAGGGAATCAGGCAATAGCAGTGCTTAACTTTGGTGGCGATTTCACAGTCACTTCTGGTACTTTCCGCATTGTTTTCCCTGCTGCTGGTGCCAATGCTATTATCAGAATTGACTAAGAGGTGATTACCCATGCCTAGTACTTATGTAAACAACCTCCGACTGGAGGAAATGGCAACTGGTGAGAAGTCTGGAACATGGGGCACTATCACCAACAGCAACCTAGAACTGGTTGGTGAAGCACTTGGTTATGGAACAGAAGCTCTAGCCAGTGATGCTGACGCAACGATAACTATGGCGGATGGTGCTTCTGATGGCATACGTTCGCTCTATGTTAAAATAACTTCTGGAGTTAGCTTAACTACCACAAGAACAATTACATTAGCTCCTAACACAGTGAGTAAAGTTTGGATCATTGAGAATGCCACCTCTGGTTCTCAATCAATAACTGTATCTCAAGGATCAGGTAGCAATGTAACTATTGGTAATGGCCAAGTAGCCATAGTCTATACAGATGGAGGTGGAGCTTCAGCAAATGTCGTTGATGCTTTGACTGATATAAATATCCCATCTTTGTACTTGGCAGGGACACAAGTAACATCAACAGCCGCAGAACTAAACATCCTTGATGGCGTCACTGCAACAACCGCAGAGCTGAATATCCTTGATGGCGTAACAGCAGACAGCACAGATCTGAACCGAACAGACATTACAACCGAAGGAACTGTCGAAGCATCCAAAGTTGTCACAGCTGATTCAAATGGCGATGTAAATTTTCCTGACAACGAAAAAGCCATCTTTGGTGCGGGGTCTGATTTACAGATTTATCATGATGGGTCTGCAAGTTACATCAGCGATCAAGGAACAGGCAACTTAAAACTTCTTGGTACAGATGTACAGATACGCAATGCGGCAGATAATAAAGCATTTATGTACATGACAGATGGTGGATCAATAACACTAAACTATAATGATTCACAGAAACTCGCCACAACCAACACAGGCGTAAGCGTCACAGGTGCGGCCACTGGAACACTTACCACAGACAATGATCTGTCGTTCGACATGAGTGCATCCAATAACTTTAAGTGCACACCATCTGGAACAGGCACACTGACTTTCACTAACATCACATCTGGCCAATCTGGAAACATATGGCTAGACAACTCTGGCGGTCATGCAATTTCTGCAGCATCAACCACTTACATTGCAGCAGCAGATCTGACAACAATAAACACAGCAGGAGTTTATTTCTTGAGCTACTACTCAGACGGCACTAACGTATTGGTGTCTGCAACCCCAGCATTAACCTCAGCAGGTGCGTAAATGAGTATTATCTCTGCAGGTGGCGCACACAGAGGCTCAGTCAGAGGCTTCTACCCTAAGACCATTGAAGGATCGCTACGGTTTAACGATGATGACTCTGCGTACCTGAGCAGAGCAGGAAAAGCAGGAAACTCTAGGACTTGGACACTTTCTTTCTGGATGAAACCAAGCGGTGTGGTTACTGGTCAGGTAATTTTTGGGGCGGGGGCAGACGGTTCAAACCTTACTAGAATTGATTATCGTGCCGACAAAAGATTCCAGATATTCAATAGCGCATCTGGCGTAGCAAACGGAAGTCTTGTATTTGACCCATATAAATTCCGTGATCCTTCAGCTTGGTATCATTTTGTCTTTGTTGTAAACACTCCTGCATCGGAAACAGATCGCTATCAGTTTTATGTAAATGGAGAAAGACTAACTGGAATTTCTTCAACACCGGGAGAAAATACTTATCCGTCCGCTAGCGCAACGACTCAAGTAAACACCGCTGTCACTCATGAGATAGGCAGACGGATAATAAGCAATAGTGAATACTTTGACGGCTACATGGCTGAGATGTTTTTCATTGACGGTACAGCCCATAACGCTGACGCTTTCGGTGAAACCAAGAACGGTGTGTGGGTTCCGAAGAACATCACAGCCACAGACTTCACAATGGGTACGAATGGGTTCTACCTCAACTTCCAAGACGATACAGAGGTTGAGGCGTTCAATACAGTGTTATGGCGTGGTGATGGAGCAACCAAACAATCTATTACTGGTATGGGGTTTCAGCCTGATCTAGTTTGGGTTAAACAAAGAAGCAGTGGTAACTCGCACATTTTGTTTGATGCTGTGCGTGGGTTCGGTAACGGTAAAGGATTGCAGTCTCAAAACACAGCCGCAGAAGGTACAAATGACCCTAGTTATGGCTTTGTTTCGTCTGCTGACGCTGACGGATTTACTGTAAATGAAGGCACTGTTGGCGATGATTATGTAAACACATCAGGACAAACCTACGTTGGTTGGGGTTGGGACGCAGGAGCTAACAACGCTGTCACTGGTCATTCGTCTGTGACGTACACTGGTAATGGTGGTACTCAGACCATATCGGGCTTGCCATTCCGTCCCGATCTACTCTGGATAAAAAACAGGGATAGCGCACAAAATCATCAGCTAATGAACAGCGTGGTTGGACTTCCAAATAACCTTGAGTCAAACACTACGGACGCTGAGGATACAACTAACAGGGTATCTAGTTTTACCAATGATGGATTTATCCTTGCAGGAAATTACTCCTTTACCAATACATCTGGTGAAAAATATGTCGCATGGGCATGGGACGCAGGAGACGGTGATCCTGTAAGCAACACAGACGGGTCTATTACATCGACTGTGAAGGCTAGTACGACTAATGGGTTTAGTATTGTTTCTTATACTGGCGATGACTCTGCTAGTTCAACTGTTGGTCACGGACTTGGCTCTGCCCCTTCAAGTTGGTTTGTGATTCTTAAAAATAGAACAACTGGCTCAACTGATTGGCCTACGTTCCATTCAAGTATTTCTAGCGGTCGGTTGAAGTTAAACACCAATGATGATGATTTCGGAAACTATCCGATTACATTTAATACTGACACGATTACATTGCCTTCAGTCAATGATCTTGCGTGGTCATCTAGCAGTAACAACTACATCGCCTACTGTTGGCACGATGTAACAGGCAAGCAGAAGTTTGACTCATACACTGGCACAGGTGCTAGTTTAGATATTCCGTTAGGTTTTAGAGCAGGATGGGTCATGATTAAACGCACTGACCCTGGCTCTACTGAAAACTGGTATATATTTGATTCAAGTCGTGATCCATTTGGCATGACAAACTCTTTGTATGCAGATGCTGCATCATCTGAAGGCGAGTCATCAGGACGTACTGTGACTGTTGATTCTGACAGCATGACTCTTGGTACAAACTCTGCGATTAACGCTTTAAATGCAACTTACATCTACGCCGCATTTGCAGGAAGCTACTCAGACTACATCACTGACTACAACACTAATGGAGATGTAGATACACGAGTCAAAGCAAATGATACAACAGGTTTTAGTATCGTATCCTATAAGTGTAAGGACACAACAGTAAAAGGTGACACCATAGGACACGGCTTAAGCTCTGCTCCTGATTTCATGATCTTTAAAGGACGTAATAACGCAACAGGACGTAACTGGGGCGTGTACCATAAAGATATTGGAAACACTGGCGGTGTTCTATTGAATAGCACAGGCTCGACAATAACAAGTGATGAGTGGTGGAACAACACAAGTCCAACAAACTCTGTCGTCACACTTGGCAACTATTCTTATGTTCAAGAAAATGGATATGACTACATCGCCTACTGTTGGGCAGAGAAGACTGGCTACTCTAAGTTTTCTAGTTACAGTGGATCGGGTTCTGCGCCTTCTGCACTAATTGAGACAGGGTTTAAACCCGCTTTTGTGTTGATTAAAGAATCTGATGGAATTGACGGTTGGGGTATTTATGATGGAACAAGAAATACATCTAATCCAAGATCATTCTTACTACAAGCTCAAGATAGCAGTGCAGAAAGCAGTGCAACAGCCAATTTTGTAGACTTTGAAAGCAATGGATTTAAAGTGTGTACGGGTGGCTCTAATGGTAACTTCCTGAACGAATCAGGCAAGACATACATCTATGCCGCCTTTGCAGACACAAGAGAAGCGGCCTTCTGGTTAGATCAGTCTGGTAATGACAACGATTGGCAACCAGTCAACCTAGACCATAACGATACCGTTGCAGACAGTCCTACGAATAACTTCTGCACTATGAGTCCGATTGCCGTGCGTGACAATGGGACTAAAGCTACCCTTTCTGATGGTAATTTAAATGTTGATTTAGGCGCACCGATTACGAGCGTGGCTCACGCATACGGCACAATGGCAATTCCATCTTCTGGTCAATTCTTTTTTGAAGCTACGTTTTCTGACGTATCAGGTGGCCCCAGAATCGGAATATCTGTTCAGCGAACAACTGGAAACCAATCCAGATATGTTTACAGAAGCAACGGAGCCAAAATCGTTAATACTTCAGAGTCATCTTATGGTGATTCATTTGCTGCAGGGGATACCATTGGCGTTGCTGTTGATGTTGATGGATCAACCATAGAGTTTTTTAAGAATGGTACGAGTCAAGGGCCATTTAGCATTGATCTAAGTTTGTCAACGGGCGGTTCAAGCAATGATTATTTCCCGTTTGTTACAAATGGATCAGGAGCATCAAAGTCAGTAGTTGATTTCAACTTTGGCCAACAGCCATTCAAATACGATCCACCTGCGTAGGAACTAGACATGGCATATTTACCACTCAGCACAGCCAACCTACCCGATCCTGCGATAGACCCTGCACAGGGAAGCAGTCCACAGGATTACTTTGGTGTTGTGACGACAACTATTTCATCTGCCACTGGAAGCATTAGTGGTTACAACTTCCAACCTGATTGGGTCTGGAGAAAACGCAGAGATGCTTCACAAAATCACGGTTTATATGATGCTGTTCGTGGCGGTGACAAAGAGTTGGTATCAAACTCAACTAGCGTGGAAAACACTAATGCCAATCTGATTACTGCATTTAATAGTGATGGGTTTGATTATGGCGGTTCAATGTTTAGTCTTGCCCCATATGTAATCTGGGCGTGGAAAGCCAACGGCTCTGGTGTATCCAACACAGATGGCTCTATCCCTTCAACAGTAAGTGTGAATACGGAGTCTGGGTTTAGTATTGGGACATTCGTTGGAAATCAAACGGCAGGAGCAACCGTAGGTCACGGCTTATCACAAGCACCTGAGATGATTATCATCAAAGACCGTCCGACTGTTAATGATTGGCCTGTCTACCATACAAGTATTTCGCCTTCACAAACTATAAAATTAAATTCAACTAATGCGGCATTCACTGAATCTACAATATGGAACAACACAGCACCGACTACTTCTGTATTCACTTTAGGTAGTTCCAATCTTGCAAACAACAATACAAAATCTCATGTGTTTTATGCATTCCACAGTGTCGAAGGCTACTCAAAGATTGGCTCATACGCTGGCAATGGTAGTGCAACAGATTCGCCTTTTGTTTATTTAGGTTTTCGCCCCGCATGGGTCTTAATTAAGCAATCATCAGGATCAGGTACTGCTTGGAACTTATGGGACTCAAAACGAGATGGATACAATTTAGATAATTGGCAATTAGAGGCCGATGATAGCAAGGCAGAAAACACTTCTATTCAAAGGATGACATTCCTATCTAATGGATTCAAAATTCATCAGACAAGTAGCGCACAAGTCAATGCTAGTGGACAGACATACATCTACATGGCCTTTGCCGAAAACCCATTTAAGTACAGCAATGCTCGCTGATAGGAGATAGAAACAATGTGGACTTACTTAGGTAGAGTCATCAAGCAAGGCAGGGCGTGGACTGACGCTGAAGGTACACAACATCCTGCTCAGTGGAATCGTTGGACAGACGAGGAGAAGGCCGCTAAAGGTCTGGTGTGGAATCAGGACTTACAGCCTGTACCGTTCGACAATCGCTTCTACTGGAGTGCAGGAATTCCAAAGGCACTGGATGATGTCAACGCAGTAGACGAGGACGGTAATCCTGTACTGGATGAAGACGGTGTTCAGATCGTCACCAAAGGACTCAAGAGCAATGCCATTGCACAGACGAAATTGACTGCTAGCGGCTTGCTTGCTCAGACTGATTGGATGGTCATCAAGGCGGCTGAGGTATCTGGATACACTGTCCCTGCTGAAGTCACAACCTATCGTGCGGCAGTGCGTACAGCGAGCAATACCATCGAAACTGCGATCACAGGCGCGGCTGACCACACAGCGTTTATGGCGTTGTATAATGCGCCAGTAGATGCTGACGGTAATCCTACCGGAAACGCACCAATTAACGATTGGCCGGATGAAATCTAATGGAAATGCAAGAACTGTACAATGTCGGCATAGCAGCTGCAGTCGCAGGTGTGAGTTGGTTTATCAGAACTATGTATGACACAGTTCAGCGTCTTAAGAATGAGTTGCATCAAGTAGAGCTAAGAATCAATGATCATTATGTCCGCAGGGATGATTACAGAGAGGACATGCAAGAAATAAAAAACATACTGCACGCTATATTCGACAAGTTGGATGGAAAGGCAGACAAAGGTTGAAGAACTTTGAGTCAGGCTCTAAATATGAGCGGTTTGATGAGGATGGCGATGGCATCATATCTGATGAGGAGCTAGCACATGCCAGAGAAATCATGGAACTCGAGTTACGAGAAGAAAAAGCAAAATCACAGCGTCAACTGGCTATCGTTGCTATGGCTTCAATGGTCGGCTTCGCTATACTTCCGATATTGCCGTTTGTGCCTGAATCTAGGCTTTCAACCCTCGCATCCTTGTCGGACATGTTGTTCTTATCTCAAGCGTCGATTGTCGGCATGTATTTTGGAGCTACCGCGTATATGGCCAAAAAGTAGGTATTATTATGATTCTGGTTTTCGCATTGATCGTCGTGCTTGATGGAGAACCACAACCAAAAGATATGTCCTACTGGTATAGCATTGATCGCTGCAACTATTTTGCAGAGAGAACAGGCAAATGGCGATATAATTATTGGACTAAAAGGAAGGTTGATGCTTACTGCGTCCCTAAAATGGTTAAAAAAGGTTCTGTGGAGATATTAAGATGATGACGTTATTTGATGTTCAAATCATAGTCGTTGCCGCTGCAGTCGCATTTTCGCTAGGATGCATTCTTGGCTAGGAGTCTGTTATGTTACAAGCATTGATTGGACCAGTCACAGGATTACTTGATAAATTTATAGAGGATAAGGATCAAAAGAATGCCTTGGCTCATGAAATCGCGACTATGGCTGAAAAGCAAGCTCATGAAGCTGCGATGGCACAAGTCCTCACAAACAGAGAAGAAGCAAAGCACAGATCAATCTTTGTCGCAGGATGGAGGCCATTCATCGGATGGACATGCGGAGTCGCGTTGGCATATCACTTTGTGCTTGCTCCACTCATTGTATTTGGAGTTGCGTGGTATGGGGCAGAGATACCTCAAATCCCTGCGTTCGATATGGACTCGCTCATGACAGTTCTGCTCGGCATGTTAGGCTTGGGTGGCATGCGCACGTTTGAAAAAGCCAAAGGATTGACCAAATGATGATGAACAGAGAACAACTTAGGCTTGAACTAGAGTATGATGAAGGTTGTGAATACAAAATTTACCTTGATCACCTTGGTTACCCGACATTCGGCATAGGCCACTTGATCACAGAAAACGATGAAGAGCATGGTTGCGAAGTCGGGACTCCAGTTGCACCAGAGCGAGTTCAAGAAGTATTTGAACAAGATGTGGAAACGACGTATAACGAGTGCATAAGACTCTATCCGGATTATGATGACCTTCCGGAGGAAGTCCAGCTAATCATCGCAAACATGATGTTTAATTTAGGGAGACCTAGGTTGAGCAAGTTCAAGAAGATGAAAGAGGCTGTTGACAACAGAGAATGGCAAGAGGCTGCGGATCAAATGATGGATTCAAAGTGGTACGAGCAAGTTCCAAACAGAGCCAAGCGTCTTGTTGAGCGCATGAGGAATGTCTGATGCCGTTACGTTTGCTTCAATTCAAACCAGGAATCGTTAAAGACAT